GGCTTTTATTCATTTTACCTGCTATAAAATTTGTTGAGGCTTTTGCCATATTATTTTAACCATTTATCCTGACCTCTTAAATTTTGCAAGAGTCTGCCAGGGTGTATATTACTTAATCTTAATTTAGCGTTACGAAGCAAAGAAGACTTATCTTTTCTTGCTCTGTTTACTATATATTCCTGTACTCCAAATCGGCCATTTAAAATAGCATATTTAATATATGCGTATATAAAATCTTCAAATAATTTGTTAACACTAATACTGGAGTCATCACCATTTTCCATACCATCAGAAATATATTCTAATACCACTAACTTTCCAGCCATTCCTGAATTAAAGTTTATAACACCTCCTTTTTTATTTATACTAAAAGTAGGATTTACATTTGCTGTTTCTGTGTTTAATCCAAAACGTGCACCTATTGCATAATCAAAACACCAATTTCCATTAATACAATAACCTTCCTGTCCATGATAAGGACCTTGTCCTAAATACATTGTTCTTTGTTGTCCTGATAATCTTTCTTTATCAAAAAAAGAATTGTTAGGTTTTAATACATTTCCGTCTATATCAAATAATATTTTACAATCATTATCTTGTAAGTATGCCCCACTCCAATTAGTTTGAATATTTTCTGTCATTGGATACAGCATACCATTTTGTTCTAATGAGATTCTCACCCAGTTAACATAGTCAGGTGGAAGTACAAATCTTAATTGATCACAAATCTGAAGTTCTAATATTTTTATTTCTTTCATTGCATCGTAATTCAATTCTTGAATTCCTCTTTTTGCATGAAACAAAACTTGATATCTATTTAAGTTGTTTACAATCTCATTGTTACCTTGAAACATTAACATGAAATTATTTACAATATCTTCTAAAGATATGTACTGATAAGACCCCCAATTAGAATCAGTTGGTACTACCCCATTGTTTTCATAATATTGATAATCTGTAATATATGTCATAATTAACTTGTTTCTTGTATTTCGTTACCCTCTTCAGCCTTCCCAAAATTATATACTTCAGCATCTCTAATTTCTATACCTACATACTGACATATTTTTGCAATTAATGTTGGCTCATCAGACTGAGGTAATTCAAACTCTTGAAAGTCAGGCTGTGTAGGGTCAAATATTGGCTCACCAACTCCTAAGTTTTGCCAAGTCCATTTTGGTATCTTAGGATATCTTACATACTGAGCTTGTATATCTCCTACGTTTAATATAGTAGTAGGATATACTGTTATTATATTACCATCTAAAACATATGCTGGATACGTTTTAGTAGGAGCAGTTAAAGCAGAGTTTGTTAAATAAAATATTTTATTTTGATTAACCCTTTCTACTTCTCTAATATTTGTATTAGAATAAATGACATAATTCTGACCACCAACTAAAAATATATCTGCACTTAAAGTTACTACAGTACTACTAAGAACCCCTGTAATATAAGCCTGCTGTAATGTTGTAGTGTTAACCACTAAAGAACCAATCTTAGGTGTTGGTGATGATGCTGGTATTATCGTCCATCCTACAGCATTTATATCTATTAATTGATTTGCTACTACTGCAGTATTTGTTCCTTTAAATAAAGGGACTGAATAATAAAATAATTTATTTATTAGATAATAATCATTAGGTAAGTTATAAGTATTAGAATTGTTCTGAGCTAAAAAAACTTGATTAGAAAAACTATCCATCACCTCTACTAATCCTTTTATTACATCAGCATAACCTTCACCTGACATTCTGCTATTTTGTTTGTTGATCCAATTATTATAACTATAAAAGTAATCTTCAAACATATCTACCTGCGCTTGTTTAGCGTACAAATTAAAATCTTGAGGAGATATATATCCGTAGTTATTTTTATTTGCTATAGCTAATACAGTATTCCTTACTTCATTTATTGATGCTGCCATATTATATAAACATTTCTACAAAGATAACAAAAAAAAAGAGGCCCACTTTTTTTGTAGGCCTCTCTTAATATATAATAATTAATTATGCTAAAACTACAGAAGTAGCAAAAAGAACTGAAGGTCTTGAAGCCAATACAGGGGCAACTACCATTGGCATTTCAGCTATAACATCTTTCCAGTCTGACTCTAAAGTTTCAATCATCACTTTTTCAAAAGCTTTTTGCCAGCTATAATTAGCTTGTGATGCTGATATAGTAATAGTTAAAATATCATTACCTGCTGTTTTAGTTTTGTAAGTTAATACAACAGGTGTAGTACCTGCTCCACCTGCTGTGGGAGTATTAGTAACTATATTATCTAAATTAATTAATCTACCACCATAACCACTTTGAGATATAACAACCGCAGTATCAGATCCGTTATCATCAAAAATAAAGTTATCCATAGTTAAAGAAGTATCAGAATTAACTTTTGTTACTTTAGCCATTCTATCTGATGAAGTATTAATTACTAAGTCTCCTACATTTACATCAGTTAAAAAAGTTCCTGTTGCAACTAAAAAAGTATATGCGGCAGCATATGGCCATATTTTAAAAGCAGCACCTGAAACCTCTAAAGCAGTATTACCTGTTCCAGATATACTTAAAACAGTATCACTATCTACAGCTGTTACTGTAGAAATTGTCCATGTAGTAGTGTCTAAAACTTGATCTCCTACATTTACAGCAGCATTAAAGCCACCTGTAGCATAAGTTAGTTTGCCCGTAGCAGTACCAGATGTGGTACCTGCTATTGCTGGGGAAGCCATGTCCGCTGTTACACTGTAAAGCGGGAGAGGCACGTTAATAAACTTTCCCATAACTATGCTATAACTATTCCTGAAACTGCTTGTGGTGGTATAGCCATGTATGTTACACGAGTCCAAGAAGTTTGTAAAGCAGCAACCATTGAATCAGCAATAAATTTTCTCATACTGAAAGCTACTTGAGCAGCTGCAGTAAGTGTTGCAGTGTTACCATTTAAATAAGTAATAACTGTAGTAGTTGCTGTACCTGAAGCAGCTGTTACTGACAGGACTTCATTTACGTTTAAAAGAACGTCCCCAGAGCCTGTTACTGGGATTGATAAGAATTTTTCCATTTTATAAAAGTTTTTAATGGGTTAATAAAGTGCAAAGATAGATAAAAAAAAACACCCTTATTAGGGTGCTCTTTTAAATTATGTTAATAAAGATTATTTCTTTTTCTTTAACATTTGTTTTAATAACTTGTAAGTCTCCAGTCCTTCATCAGTTTGTAAATAAGAAGATACAATATCATTTGGTTGTTCTCCATAAGGAACTGTTAACATTTTAGTTTTATTTTTAGCTAAGTTAAAATAAACATCTCTTTGGTTGTTTCTTAAAGTTAATAGGTTTTTACTAAAAAACTGAACAACATCATCATACATTTGTAGTGCAGGATCATTTAAAATATCAATAAAGTCTTCAGGATGATTTCTTGAAAAGACAAGGATATCTCTTTTTAATTCTGCGGTACTTAACTTATCTGCACCAGAACCTAAAAGAACACGTGCAACCGTTTCAAGCATTGCAATATCTAAATCTCTTGCTAACAGTTGAGCATCTAAAATTAATTCTTCAATTTCTAATTCTTCAGCCGCATCTTTTGCTTCATCTATTTCATCGAATATCATTCCGTTTCCAGGATGTAAAGATAAAAAGTGTTGAAGTACTTGGTTGGTTCTATCTACAGTTAGGAAACCATCTTCAAAAACAATAGGCTCCATAATAGCATTACCGTCTTGCTCTTCCTCAAAAGGGCTCTTTTGGTTTCTTGCATAACGAAGAGGTTTGTTTACTCCTGACTCTTCGTCAAAATAAAGTAATGGGGATCTTTTGTTGTGGTGTGAATTTAACATGAAGCACAATGGTGCTACATCTCTCTTAAGTTTATACTGCTTAGTAACAGTGGTTTTTGGTTTTTTCATTTTATTGTAATTTAATTAAAGTTAAAAAAAAGGGGAGGAGGTTAATCCTCCCCTAAATTAGTGTTACTTATTAATCTCTAAATAAGAAGAAGTTGTTTGCACCTAAAGTACATACAGCTCTTTCAGATAAGAAGTTAACTGTCATTGCATCAAGATCAGAAGTTCTTGCGCCACCAGCTGAACCAGTGATCCAAGTTTTGTAACGTCTGTCTTCAGTCTCAGAAGCTCTGTAACGAACATGTAAGAATGGTCTCTTAGCGTTCTTACCTAAGATTTGGTCATATACAGTTGTAGAACCAGCTGGAACCATAAGTCCATTGATTGCTCCACCTGTTAAACCACCTCTCATAGTAGGATCGTTTAAGTATTTCCAGTCTGACTTGTAGAAGTCATAACCTCTTCGGAATCCTGTGAATCCTAAGTTAAGAGCCATTTCTTCGTCATTGTCAAATAAACCATATGAAGTACCACCAGCTCCGTAAGAGTTTTGAGCAGCTAACATATCGTCAATATCAAATGAGAATTGTCTATTACAGAAAATAACATTTTCCTCGATAGCGCCTTGCTTGTCAAGTCTTTGGATTACTGAATCGAAACCTGCAAGAGCAACTGGGTTACCACCACTCCATACATTTCCTCTTGTATTTACTACATGGAAAACTCCTTCAGAACCTTTGTTTCCTACTGGAGCTGCTGCTGCTGCTGCACCAGAACCTACCGCTGCAGGAACCGCTTCAACCATTGCAGTCTCAAGATAGTCTTCAAAACGAAGTCTTGTTTCGTGCTCAGATTTTAGGTACCATAAGTATCCTGTACCACCATTCTCAGTAGAAATTTCTACCCATCCAATTTGAGCCATGTCAGAACCGCTTACCTCGTAAGTGTCTTTAATGATAATTGGAGAGTTTTCAAATATTAAGTCTTGAGCTTCTAAAGATCCTTGCATTCCTACTTGACCTTTTGCAAACTCAGAACCATAAATAAATATACTACAGTTTGTAGCTGCTGCCATTGCTTGACCACCTGCTTCATAGTAAGCTACAGTTACTGTATATGGAGCTACGTTTGAAACAGCTGTTACAATAGCTTTATTACTTAGTACAGAAGCTGCAGTCTCATCAGAAATCATTACAGTTTGACCTACTCTGATTGCTGAAAAACCTCCTGTTGGTTGTGATGAAGCTGGAGCTGCTGGGTTAACTTGAGCTGTTGGAATAGTCCAAGTTGCTACGTTAGCCGCTGCTGCTGCTGCAGATGTACATGCTGTATACTTAGTGTGTAACCTTCCTTGCTCAGCCCATTTAATAAGGTCAGAGTTAGAAGGCATTTCAGCACCAACCATTCTTAAGAATGATGCTACTGTTCTATTACCATATCTTTCAAATTCTTTCTCATATGTATCTGGAAGATACTGATTTAAGAAATCAAAGTTAGTAATGTAATTTGTTGCCAGGGCAACCTGTTGACTACTTGGTTGTAAGTCAAATCCTGGTGTTGCATTAATTGCCATTTTTGTTTAATTTTTTAATTTATACTTTTTTTATACTTCTTATTTTGAGTCCTTTACCACTACTATTATCACCTACGGTTCTAATCTTCAATCCATCTTTACTGAATGTCTGAGGAGTTTTACGCATGTCCATATTAATGTTTTTAGATTTCTTAGTAACATTATCTACAGCTTCGGTCATCCCCTGATTGTAAAAAAATTCAGCAAATTTGTCGAGATTCATAGCTACCGACATAGCTCTATGATATCCTTGAGCGTCATTCATCAATCCTGACTCTGCATCCATATACTTGTTTACAAAGTTGTTTACATTAGATTGTTTACTTTTTAACTCATCTCTATCACCAGGTTTAAAGTTAAAACTTTTTTCTCCGATATTGAACTCAAAACCTTTGAACTCATCGTTAAAAACCTCATCAGTCTTTGATAAAAAATAGTCATACCTTTTCTTCTGTGCTTCTTTAGCAGTGTTAGATTCCTCTACATAACTTTTATAGCTATTAAATTCTTCCATGTTCTCTTTAGATAAACCCTTCCCACTTGACTCAAGAGGAAGTTTATATTTATCTTTTTGTTCATTTAAAAACTTTTTAGCTTTTACAAGTTCTCTTTTTTTGGCTAATTGCTTTTTCTTAATATCTTTAGCATCATCTAAATCTTCGTCAAACGAAAACTTATCTTCTATAATGTCTGAGATATCACTACTATCCAACCCTTCTTCTGTTGAATTGTAATAAGCTCTTAGCACTTGGTCACCATCCATTTCATCATAGTCCTTTTGTAATTTTACAAAGTCTTCGATTCCACGTCCAGTTTCTTTTTTGTACTTAAAATATGCTGAGACATCTTCAGGTAAATCTTCATTTGATTCTTTCGTTTCAAATAATTGATCTACTGAATCTATGTCTTTATCATATCTGCTTTTAATATATGAAAGAACGTCTGCATCATTTAACTCTGGTGCGGGAGTTTCTTCTTTTACTTCTATTTTTTCTGGCTCTGAATCTTTATTTTCTGTTGATTCAAATTTTTCTTCATGTTCTTTAAGTAGTTTTTCTTCTATTTCTACTTTGGATTTTTCAACCCCTGTCACATCTTTTACTATAATTTTTTGCTCGTCCATTTTATTTAATTTAATTTATACAAAGTTAATACTATTTTTATAGGTTTTTCAAGCTTATCGAGGCTCAAATTCTGCTAAGTCAAAACCATCTAAACTATCCTCATTAGACTCAAAGTTAATCGGGGGAAGGTTTCTTTTTCGTTGTTCAATCATTTTAGATTGCTGTGTATTCCCTTGACTTATACGCTCAGCCTTTGCATCCTCTTTTTGTGTTTCTCTTGCGTCAATTTGTGATTGCTCCATACCTCTTAGTTGCATATTCATATTGAATTCAACTTGCATTAATTGACGTTTAAGGTCTGCTTCATTTTTTTGTTTCTCAATTTCAAAAGCTATCTCTGCTTGTTTGATTTGTATTTTCGCTTGAAGCTCTGCCTGTGTTTGTTGCATTTTAGATTGAGCTGCTTGTTGTTGCAATTGTTGTTGTTGTTGGTTTTGCATTGCCTGCTTCTGCTGCTCTTGAGCTTGTTTTTCTGCAGCACTCTGTTTACGCTTAACCTTTAATAATTGATTAGCCATCTTAAGATTATTAATAGTTCTAATATCAATAGCATCTTCTAAGTCAATACCTTGTTGTTGTAATGCCATTTGTATATTAGCTTCTAATTGAGCCTTTTCTTCTTCATCAGGACTCATCTCTATAAATATTCCAAAGTCATATATATATAGATTTTTTATTTCATCTAAAATATTTAAATTGTATTTACCAATCTGCATTGCAAACTCATCTCTAAAATCTGCATACTGTAATACATCTGCAGTTCTAATAGATAAACATTCTGCTAATGTTTTAGTTATATATAAACTTGCATTTAATATATGTCTTGTTGCTACATTAGAATTTAATGCAGCTAATTTCTGTATACCAACTAAAGAATTTGGATCAGGTGTTGATGCATCACGAGCTTCATTTAATCCTGTAACCTGTCTTATCATATTTAAATAATGATTATAATTACCAATAAGCATTTGCATTTTACTTTGACCACTATTAGATGTTAATTGAGTAATTGGAACTTTAGCATTATTAAACTCACCATCTTGAGTATAACTTCTACCTACCACACTACCTGTTTGGAAGTATAACCTTAAAGCATCTTCAGGATTATAAGCAGCACCTGTGCCTAAGTCTACCTCACTTAATCCATCAGCATCAATAAATACACCGTCTGGAACAACCTTAGAAACAACTTGCTGAATCTTTAAATGTGATATTTGAATTAAGTCTGCAAAAGGAATCATTCTTCTAACTAAAGACTCTAAAGTTCCTTTGTACATTCTTGGAGCACACGCTACATAGTTAGGCATAGCAAATTGATTAGCAGAATTTGGACGCACCATATTCTCCATCATTTCCCATTTTAATATAATATTAGTACCCATAACCATAACCCCCTCATACCAAACATCAATTCTTTTTTCTACTCTTTCAAACTCTCCTTCGTCCATCATTTCTTGTGGAGGATTGAATTGGTCGTCCTTCTCTACTGTTTTAAAAGTTCCTTCTGAAACTTTCTTTTTCTTATAAACAAAACTATTTGTTGTCTTGTAATTAAAATATAGTAAAGTACAAGTATCTCTTGAGAACATACTATTCTCATACATAGCCGCTACGTTATAGTAGTCATACCATGACTGGCTATACTTAGATATTTTCTCCATGTCTTCATTAGTTATATCTGGATCAATCTTAACTAACTCTCCAATTGGAACTGTTTTTATTTCTCCCCAATAAAATGTGTCTTTAAAATATGGGTCCTCTGTGTAACTGTAAACAACATTTGCTGGATCAACATACTCTACTCTAATGCCATCACCAGATTGAAACATATGTTTTGTAATACCTATACCTAAAGTTGTTATATCCATATCAACTCTTTTACGAGTATCTACATAATGGTTTTCTTCAAGCATAGTATTAATAGCAATTTCATTAGCTATCTCTATACCTGGCTTGTAATTAAGTTGCATATATAATTCCATTTCACTATCCGTTTCAGGTAGTGTTTTAGGATCAACATCAAACATAGGTACTTTAAAGTCTTGTTCTATCTGAAGAAATAATGATTTTGAAATTGAGTTTCTCTCTACCATACTTTGAAACTGATTTCTTTTTTCAGCAGACATAGCGTCCATAGCAACGCAGTTTATTTTAAATAATCTGTCTGACATACCATTAACAACTATATCTACAAACTTAGGTATGATAGGAACGGGAGTCCAATCTAAATTTAAATAAGATAAATCTCCATCAACTGCTAATTCATTTTTATATTTAGCAATAGGTTGTTCGCCTCTTGCGTACAGTCTTAACCTATGAAATTCTTGCCATTGATTATAAAATCTACACCCTCCTCCATCTTTTCTAAACCACTCATATTGTATAGCTTGACCAACTTGTAACCCAAATTCATCAGTGGCTTTTTTAGCATCACTCGTGAATTGATCTGGGAAGGCTGTTGACTTTATATTTATATTGACTTCTTTCATGTAATTATTTGACTTTTATTGGAGGAATTATTATATCTCGCAAAGTTAATACTTATTTTTGATTTTTCTTTAGACGGTGTGTATAAGTGCTTCTGGTTGGCCATGATAGCTAATCCTGAACTTATAGCTGCATCAAACTTTGTTCTATTGCTAATATCAAATTTAGCCCAGTCTTCTAATGTTTTTCCAAAATACATTACACCCATGTCTCCAGCGTCTCTATAGTCTCCATTAAAATCTATTCCTACATATTTTTCTATGTATGATTCTATAGCAGAAGCATGCGATTGTTTTACGTCTTCAGAAGTATTAGGTATACCTCCTAATTCTCTTTCTGTTTTAGATAATTTATTATAAGTTTTGTCTGGTCTGTTTAAAGAAAAACCTCTGTAACCTCTATTTTTAAAATGATAAAGCAACCTGGGTTTATTGTTTTCACAAAGTATAGGCATACCATAAAATATACAAGCCATTAATACTTCTTCAAAAAATATTTCAGCTGTCTGTGGCCTTGCAATGTATTCTAAAAAAAACTCATTACTTGGAGCGTCTTCCATACTAAATTTAGTTAATCCATGTAAGGCTCCATTAGATCCTTTTCCAACTACCACTCCAGATATATCGTAAGAGTCACAACCAAAAGAACCTATGTGTTCGTTCCCTGGTTTTTTAATTCCTCTTTGTGATACAATATTATTCTGTAAATGTGGAGGAGGTGTCCAGCTCACTAAAAATCTTCCATGC